TAAATTTTTTCCTAATACAACTGCTTCAGCTAAAGCATCTGAAAATGATTTAATTCCTTTATTTAAACCTTGTCCAATAGTTTGACCTATTGATGTCACTTTAGCCATCATATCTGCTAATGCTCCACTATTACCCTCTTTTATAGTTGAAAAAATAGCTTTCCAATTTCTTTGAATAGCTTCAGTTATAGTTTCAACCTTTTTAGGAAAAACAGTTATTCCCTCATCTTGTTTAGGAATTTTGGGAATAGTTTTTCCTGTTAATCCCATTATTTCTTTAAGTTTTTTAATAATTCTATCTAAATTTGCTATAACTATAACTGCACTACCAATTAAAAGATTTTTTCTTACAGCCGCATTAAATCCCAACATAGCACCTTTTGCGACTCCAATGGCAACAGCTAAATTATAAAAAAATCCAACTAATTTTAATGATAAATAAATTCTAAATAATTCAGTAAGTATCTTAATATTATCTGATAAAAATTTCATGGCAGAAGCTGGACCTCTAATAGCTGAAGATAAAACATTACCTACATTCTGTCCAAATTCTTTTACTTTTTGTTCATTATCTTCAATAGTTATTTTTAAATCTCCAAATTGTTTTTTAAGTTCTCCAAAAAAACCCTCTGATATATAAACTTGTAATCTGAATAAAGCATCTTTTAAGTTTGATATTGTTCCAAATAAAGTTTGTGATAAATCTCCCATAAGACTTCCAAACTCTCCACCTGTGCCAAATGCTTTACTTAATCCCTTTATTGACTCTTTAGCATTATAAGAAACACCAGAAGTAAAACCAGCCATAGCAGATACACCACGATCTCTAAATAAATCTGCCGCACCAATACTTGAACCAAATGATCTTTGAATTTGTGTAGCCGCTAAAGCAAAATCTCCACCTAATAAGGTTGCAGTATTTCCTGTGATAGTCATTAACTCTTTAAAATCTATACCAGCCGCGGCCGCTTGTTTTCTTACTGTTGCTAATGATGTTACACCTTGTTGAATATTTTTAAGTTCAAATGGAGTTGTTTTTGCAAAATCTAGTATATCTTTTAAAGCTTTTTTTCCAGCACTAGCACTACCCATTAAACTCTTTAATTGAACACCCAACATTTCAACTTGAATACCAGCATTTACAATTCCTCTAATTGCTAGTCCAGCACCTAAACCTATAAAGGCATTTCTTAAATTAAAGACAGATTTTTTAACTCTAGCAAGACCAGCTTGAAGATTATTTAAGGCTTGTTTTGACCTATCCTTTGCTACTATATCTATTTTAAGTTTTTGTGTTGCCATTATTATTTTCTATGTTGAGCCATCCTCTCTTGACTTTTATACTCATCTTGTTCTTTTTTCAAGTAAGCTAACCAAAGATTATAATGGCTTACAGGCATATCTAAAACTTGTTGGTATGTAATATGAAGTCTGTCGGCTACTGCTAATTGCGACCTGATGTCAGGGTCGCTATTTACTTTTTTTCAGCATCCTCGTAATTAGTGTCTAGTAAGATTTTATTGGCTATTCCAGCAATAACATTGGAGTCTGCTTTTTTTCTTAAAGCAAATTTATCCTCTACTTCAAAAGCTTTTTTCATTTCGCCTTTGTCATCTTTAACCATTAATTTCATTATAAGTAAATCAACTAATACAGTTAAGTCTTGAAAGTTATTTGATTTTTTAAAGATAATGTTTTTTTGTTCAAGAGTTAATGGTTCTGAATAAAAGACAGACGCATTTCCATTATCATCTTTCCACTCCTCAACTTCAATAGTGATAGTTTTAAGAGTTTCAAAATGTGTTTTAACTCGATCAATAACTGACATAAATCAGATTATACAGTTCCTATTGTTAAAGCACCTGTGCCTTGAAAAGTAATTGATTTAGTTACCATGCTATCTAAAGAATTATTAACACTCATTCCTGTTACAATTCCTGAACCTGTGTAAGTTCTATCTCCAGAAGTTGTACCCTCTGGATATAAGATAAATGCAATTTGTGAACCAGCTAATAGAGTATTTTGTACTGAATCTCCTCTATTAAAATTCACATCAATATTTCCTGAAAATGCAGTTGTACCAGCAGTAAAAGATTTTACCGATTCTCCTAAAGCAGTTGTTTCAACAACATCTCCTGTTGTTTCTAATCCAAATCCTGTTACATCACTTATTACAGAACCACCAGCTTTGATAACACCCTCTTTGCCATGAACTATCGCCATTATTTCTCCTTATTATCTTTTTCTTTTTGTTTTATTGTTATTTTTGGTTTCGCAACTTCTTCTTGCTGACCAACTTGCTTATAACCAAGACTTTTATAATATTCAAGATTATTTTTATTTATAAAAATCTCATCTTGTCCTTTTATCATTTTAATATCTTTAGTCATAATTACCTTTTATTCCTTTTCTTCTCCATCGTCAATATCATCTTCATTTAATTCTTCATCTTCTATTTCAGTTTCATCAAAATCTTCTTCATCTTCATCCAATGATTTTTCTTCTCTTAATTCTTCTAATAAGTCTTTCACTTCTTCGCAAAGCATAGACTCTTTGTCGTGTAGGTGTTCAATTTTATCTATTTTTTTTTGTATTTTATCTATAAGTTTATCTGACATTTTTCTCCTATGGTGTTCCAGCATCATATTGATACATACATCTAACAACCATCCTTATTCCACCAACAGGAAACAAAGTACCCTCGTCAGTTTCTACTTGCACAACTTCTGTATCAAGTGCATTGGAATCTCTAGTAATATCACTTTCTAAAGCAGTTTCAATAGCTGTAATTAAAGCATTTCTCAATGTATCTATATTGGTATCAGAACCTTTTACAAATCCCAATATTACAAAATCAATAGTTCCTGATCTTGTTTTAGCACCACTTCCTAATTCTAAATCATCTCTATTTTCTTCAGAAGTTTGTACTATTACTGCTGGATATTGTTGTTGTGATAGTTCTTCCAATTCAAAAGGTTGTCTAGTACATAGTTTGACATCAGGAGAACTAATGGCATCTATTACTGTTTGAATATTATTCGCTATGTTTTCTCTTACACTCATATTCTCATCGCATTAAGTTGTCTTATCATAAATTTATTAAATCCCTTTTGTATAATGGATTCTGTTCTTTGATTAAAGCCAAAAAATTCTCTTTTGGGTTCATTTAATACTTGATTAAATAATGCTCTTTTTCTCATTTGGGCATTGGAAAAATTTACACTAACAATATTCTTTCCTGTTTTTCTTATTGTATTGCCACTAGGAGTTAAAGCACCCATCATACGACCTGAATAAAATAAATCTACTGCTGTTTTTTTACCCTCTCTTTGTAATTGTTTTAAATATCCCTCAGAGTAAGGTGCAAATGGAGAACCTCTATAATCAATTCCTTTGCTTGTTTTAGTTCTGATAATATCTAATAAATGAAATCCAGCTTGTAGAAGTCCTTTATCAATTAGTCTTGGGAGTTTTTTCTCCAATCTTTTATATTTTTTTTGGAGTTCTTTAGAATTTGTTTTTATATTTGCTTTAAGCATTACCTATTTAATCTTCGTAAGCCATGCAAAGGTTCTCTTTCACTTGTAGAGATTGTTCCACCAGCATCGCTATCGTATTCAACACCATCTTCTAAAATAGTTTGCATTTCTTTGTTGTATTGTGCAGTATAAAACTCAATCATTCTTTCAAATCTATCTTTATCAGCTTCAGGTCTAAATTTAGTTAATGCTGGTAAAAAAAATCTTGACATAAATAAATATGCACCAGCCCTTTTAAACTGATCTAAATTAACTTTTGTATTAACCATTTCTACTGTGTTTAAAACTGTAATATCTGTATAGACATTTGATTTATAAACAGGCCACCATCTTGTTCTTAATTCTCTTAGAATATCATTTGTGGTTTGTGTAATAAAAAATGCTACTTCAGAAGTTCCTGATGCAATACCAAACTCATATATATCAGCTTGATAGTTAGATACATCCCCAGCATTTATTACATCTGCTCCTGTAAAATTAGCCATATTAACCTACCAATACACAAATAATTACAACAGCAATAATAACACCAGCAGTTACTTTAGGATTATCTTGTGCCATCTTCCAATATTTTTTTAATTGTTTCATTTCTTTTTCCTTGTTTTTTTTTTCTTAGGTTTAAATTGTACTACTTTATCAGTTACTTCTTTTAAAGTAGTTTTCTTGATTTCTTTTTTGACTTTATCAAGAGGTGTAAAACCTCTTTTAGTAAAATGATTTATATTAGCTTCGTATTGTACTTTTGATCTAGTAATGGTTTTTTTCCCATTTGTTAATTTTATATCCATAATATCTCCTTTTATATCCTATGGCGAGTTTCCTCGCCATAGAAAAGTAGTTATTAGTTGATTACTGATTCTCCAAGTATTTCTACACCATAAGAGTCATGTAATTCGCCAACACCATAAACTGCTGTTGCTACGATTTCATCTGCTCTTAAAGACGCATCTCTTTGAGTTTCAATTTTCAAGTCTTGCATCATAGCTAGACCTAAAGCATCTTTGTGGAAGATACCACCTTTACAGTTGTCTGTGTCAGAAGTTCCATCAACATTTGAAGTTTCAAACATTTGAACTCCAGCGATGTTTCCAACATATCCTGTTCTTAATGCTTCGTTAGTTAAGTCATTAGGATTAGGATTAACAAAAGTATTAGTTAAGTTTTTCTTCACATTGTATGCAACCTTTGGATTCAGTACACCAGCCAAAGGCATTGGTACTGCCGCTTGTCTTAAAGTTGCTACTGCTTCAAAGATTTTAGCCACAGTTACTTCTGTTCCAGCACTACCTACTACTGATGAAAAACCATCAAATAATGCTGTTAAGTCTGTGTCTATTTTTTTTGCAATCGCTTCTCCGAATAATTTACCAATATCTGCCGCCACATTTCTTGGAGCAGAATTTCTTGCTAAATCTGTTAGAGTAGTCATAATTCCATTTTCTGATGCACTAATAGTTACAGAAGATGGGTTAATTGCTGTGTTAGATAAATCAGATGCTTCCGATACCGCCGCCGCAGAAACTGCCGCATAGATTGGAACTTCAACTGACTTTCCACCACCACTTATAGCATAGTTCTTTACAAGTGGTCTCATTACTGATCTTTCACTTGCTACGAACAATGCTTCTGCTACAATCTCAGTATATAATTCCGAGAGTGTAGAACTTGTGCTTTCGTTTGCCATTTTTTTTGTCCTTTATTATTTATTTGTTAAATTAATCTGAGTAGGTTTTGAATCTCGTTCTTTGCGATACTCTGCATATTTAGCACGATCTTCTGGCTTACCCATATCTAAATCCTGAATATTGAAAGGTTTTACAGTTTTACCACCGATGCTCTGCTGACTCCCTGAACCAGCCAATGACCCTTGCGAGAAATGTGGGTTGGCATCTAAGAACTCTTTTACTTTTTCTTCAATCGTTAAAAGTTCGCCTTTAGAGTTATACCTAATATTTTTATTATTATCAAGTATTTCAACTCTATTATCGTCATTTAATCTTACTTCGTCTTTCAACAAAGAAACAACTTGGCTTGGCGATATAGCTTTATTTCTTGAAGCAACAGAAAGTATTTGATTATCAATTCTTTCTTTTTTAATTGCTTGTTTGTAATTAAGAATTTCAGTATCTTTTTCAGCTATTCTTTCTCTCATAAGCTTTTCAAGTTCTGATTTTGATTTAGCTTCTTGAACTTGTTTAGCTTTTAAAGCTTCTTCTTCTTGCTTTTTAACTTCGTCTAACTGTCTTTGATGTTTTGATTTTTCAGCTTCTAATCTTTGTTTGACTATTCTATCAACATCTTCTTGATTAAAAGTTGTACTTGGTTTTGTTTCGTCAGTTTTAGTTTCTTTAACTTCAGCTACCTGAACATCATTTTGCGGTTGATTAACCTGTTTGTCATCTGACATTTTTTCTCCTATTTGTTAATATCCTTGATTTATCAGTATTATTTGAAATTGTCAAAATTCCTCATCTTTTATAAATGAATAATTACCTACTTTCTTTGCTATTTCAGGTAATCTTAAAGAAAAAGCTTCTGATGACCATGAATATAAATACTTATCATTTTCATCTGTAAGTTCTTTTCCTATTTGAACAAATCTATTGTAATCATCAACAGATAAGTTTTTTTTATCTACTATGTTTTGTGCTTCTTCTAACAATGTCATTATTGCAACTCCTCTATTAGTTTTATAAATTGTGGGTCTATTAAGTCTTTTCTTTTGCCCATTTCATATAATGAAAAATTTTCTGCAAACCATTCATGAAAATTTTTCTTAGCATAATTTGATGGGTATTTTTTTGATGTTATTTGAGTAATTTGTGATTCTACCTTTGATATAAACCCAATACCATAATTAGAAGTATCTTTATTTACATATTTCATTTGATGAACATGGTGTCCAAATTCATGGTACATTGTTTGTCTTAATTTTTCTAAATCATTATCTAAATAATGATCTACACCAAATGGTCTATCATATATTTTTCCTTTATATTTCCAATTAATAGTTTTATCTCCATATTTCCATTTTTTATAAGTAGCCATACTTACATTTGTTTTATTTATTTTATTCATGCCATCTACAAATTTTTTTTGTGCTAAACTAAAATTTAATTTATCAGGATTTACTTTTAAAACACCATCTCCCATAGCCATAACAGCATTACCTTGTCTGTTTGAGTAAATACCTCTTAATCTTGGTATATTATATTTATCTGCTAAATCATTTAACTCATCAAAAATAATAGATATTTTTGTTGCATTTTCTTCTGATAAATTTTTTAAAACTGTTTTTCCTATATATTGTTGTCCACTAAATCTATTAATAATTCTTCCATCAGGTAATCTTGGGTATCTTGAATCTTGTAATCCTTGTTGAACAATTTTATTTATTCTTTTTTCTGATTCTTTTAAAGATACAGTTCTAATATTTGTTAGTGTTATTGGATTCGCTAAAGAAGAAACATTGACAGCTTTTTCTTTTTTAATTATTGGCTTTCTTGTCTTTAATAATGCTGACTCCTCTCCATCTTCTTCGTACCAATCAGGATTAACATAACTAAACTGATGTCTGCAATTATAACCACCTCTATTAACCATTGGAGTTCCTGATTTCTTACCACTCCAAGAGTTGCTATTCCATATTCTAGTTATATCAGCAATAGTATAAATACCTTTGCCACTTCTATCATAGACTCCATTAATCATGTTTCTACAATGTGATCTGGTTGTGGGTATTACATCTCCATAGTATTTTACATATTCTAGTCCAGCATCTTTAGCTTTATTAAAATTTAGTGTTGCATCAAAATCTCTTAATGAATCATTAAGTATTTGACCAGCATATCGTTTCATGTTCTCGCCTATTCTAGTTCTTGCATATTTACTTTGTAATTGTTTGATTGCTATATCAACTCTGTCTTTTAATGCTGGATTATCTCTATTTCTTTTTACATAATTTACTAATCTATTTACTGCTGGGTCTTTAGAGTTTGCATAGATTCCATTAATAGATTCTCTTAATTCTTTTTCTAATACTGTAAATTCAGTTCCAACTAATGTGTTTTGATAAACTTTATCTGATAATATTCTTGTGAAATTGTTTGATACATCTTTAAACTGTGTGTAATATTGTTGCTTTAAATTTTTAACTAATGCTAAATCTCCCTTAGTGAGTTCTTGAAATTCAGGTGGTATAATACCTATTGTTTTAAATTGTCTTTCAATTCTTTTAGCTTGTTCTCCAAAACCTTTTCTAACTACTCTATCTGCAAAGGGTAAATATTCTTTATCAAGTATTGCTTTTATCTTTGGTCTTATTGCTACTGCACTTTGTAGTTCAATAAGCTTACCAGCATCTCTTGGTAAAGTAGTATCTGCTAATGATACTATTTGTTCTTCTATTTTATCTAAGGCTCTTGTTAATGATTCGTAATATTCAACTTCGGCTTTTTCAATACCTGTTATTCTGTATTTCGTTAATTCTTGTACTATATCCGACATTCATTATATCTGTTCTTCGGCTACTGTTTCTTGTTGTACTTCGTCTTGGGTAAATTCTCCAACTTCAGACTTTGTATCTATTTCTTCAAATATTTCATTTAGTTTTTCGTCATCATCAATTACTGCTCTTGCAATTTCTTTATCAACTTCTTTACTAAATGTAGGAGAGCCAATGTTCATAGATTTTGCTTGTTGGTAATAAACTAAATCTGAAGCATAATCTCTTATGTTAAATGAATCAGGGTAATTTATTTCTCCATTAAATTCTGTGTTTTGGAATAGAGCATAAAGTTTAAATAATTGTTCTTCTGCTAATTGTAAGTTATCTGCTTTTTCAGATAGTCTTGCATTAAGTAATTCAAATTCTGTTTGTAAAGCTATTCCACTTGATACTGCTGTTTTAGTTGTTCTTACTGCTCCTGTATGTGCAATTCTATTTATAGCTTCAACCTTTTTAGTTATTGAATCCATAATAGATTGTAAGTTAGAACCTGATGGCTGTAATAGATATGGTTTTAGATTTGGTTCTATTTCTTCAGGCATTTCTATTATTGCACCAGCACCAGCACTAGCATTTACCGATGGAGTCTTAACTAATGATGGATGATTTGTTAATCTAATAAGTTGCTCTATTTCAGAGAACTCATTGTAGATTGCTTTCTGCAAATCAGCAATATCAGTTAGGTCAGATTGGCCAATACCTCTTTTGTGCGATTTGGCATTGTATAAGATAACTGCTGGTATCTTACCAATCTGATTATCGGCAGTATCTATTAAAGTTGGTTCTGAACCATCTGCTTTTAAATAAACAGTATCTATTCTATCAGGAAACCACATTCTATAATAAGTTCCACCACTTCTATCAACTTCTTCTCGCACTTTTAAATAATCCAAAGAGTATTTTCCATTTACCTCTCTTTTGTAATTCCAATCTAAAACATTTTCAGGAGTTACAATAGAAAGATAAGGTCTAATGTCTTGTTGCAGTTCATCGGCTTTTGTTTTTGTAATAACTTTTGGTTTGTCTAAAATTAAAAAACAATGTCCATAAATTGAAGCATAATTTTGAGCCTGTTTCATAACTGTTGTAAAATTATTTCCATCTAGGTCAGTATCTTTCATAAAAGTTTCTAAACTAGATTCATCTGCCATATCTCCAAAATCTCTTGAAGCTTTTACTCTAAAAAGAAATGAAGAATAAATTTGAATAATATTTTTACAATGATTGTCGCAAGGAGTGTTTGCAAGTCTTTGATTAAACTCGTTGTCAAGTTCTAAATTATATCTGTTTAAATATTGACCGACCATATAGTCATAGCCACCATTATACGATCTAATATAATATTCCCAATTACTTATTGCTTCTTTGAAATCTTTATGAGTATCTATTGTTTGATCTTTGCTGTATGCCATATTGCCTTTGTTTAATATTCCATCTTTCAGGTTGCCTAAATGGTGCTTGAATAGTCAAAGGTTTTACATAATCTATTAAATAACCCAAAGCATCATTCATGTGGTCGTAACCATCTTCCTTATCAGGAATATTTGTATTCTCCTTGTATATTTGTCTTTGTAATCCTTTTATCAATGTTTTGCAAGATTGTGAAACAAAAATATATCTCTTTCCCTGAGAATCTTTGAGTCTTGAATTAACTGCATTGACTCTATCACGAATTGCTGTGTGTTTAAATTTTGCTTTAACTTTGAATCCAGCATTTTGTAAAATACTTAAATCTGTTCTCCCACCAGCAGATGTTTTTCTTTGTCTTGAAGCTGGGTCAGGATATATGAAGATAGGTATTTTAGTTCCATATCTATCATGTATTTCTTGGCACATTTCATCAGTATTACTTGAATAAATCACTATCTCATCAACAAAATAAATCTTTTCTTTTTCTATTTGTGCTACACAAGCAGACATTGGGTCAACATTGAAGTCCATTCCAATATGTAAAGGTTTCTTCCAATCTATTTGTTTATCATTAACACTTTCAACAGGATGGAAGTTATAATAAACAGCACCAGCATAGTTCTCAAATGTACCCTCAAACTCTTGTCTAAATGTTCTAACATCTAGGTCTAATCTAGCTTGTTCAAGTTCTTGCTTATTAACCATTCCACCATCTAGTGTAGTAAATTGAAAACTCTCCCATTCTTCATCTTGCTTTCCTTTAAGATACATTTCATAAGACCAATTACCATAACCTCTTGGAGTTCCTGTAAATAAAACATCTCCTAAAGTGTCAGCAATAGAAGCCCTTAATACTTCAAACCATGTTCGTTTATCAATATCAGCAAACTCATCTAATATTAAAAAGTTAATTCCTGTACCTCTTAAAGCATCAGGTTGATCTGCTGATTTTAAGCTTATAACACTATTGGATTTCTTTATTCTTATGGTTAAGTTTGTTTCGTTAATATCTTCTATCCAATTAAACTCGTTTAAAATTATTTTAAGATTAGACCAGCATATTTCTTTAGCCATTTTAAAGGTCGGTGCAACATACCAGATATTCTGCATAGGTTTCGTTGCATACTTCATCATTTCAGTAATACAAAGATAGGTCTTACCAAATCTTCTACCTGATATAAGAACTCTGAATCTTTTTTTAGATTGACTTACTTTATGTTGACTTTTTGTTAGAGAAATCTTCATAACATCCAAACTTTATGAATATCTTATTTTTGTTAATTTCATCCCTACCTATTTCAACTAATTTGTCGTGTGATTTTATATAACCATCTACCATACAATCATATCCATCTTTGTATAAAATATCAAATTTGACAGGTGGTAAGCATTGTGTTCCTTGTGCTGTACTTGCACATATAAACATAGTTAATATAAAATTCATTTATCATTCTTCCTGTTCTTGTAATACTTCCTGTGGGTTTGTACTCTCCAAGTCCAATGGAATATTGACCTTGATATTTTTCCTATCTTTTCTACCAACCAATCTATCATTGTTAAATCTCACTTCGTTTTCGTATGTCCTATCTTCGTCAATCATATTAATTTGTATATCCTGATGAATCATATTTATCTTTAATTATTTTAATTACTCTCATTCTTCCATTATCTTCTTCAATAATGGCTTCTACTTTTCCACATTGCATTCTAACATTTTCAGGATTAACTGACCTTTCAACTTGTCTTTTTGCTTTTAAACAAGAACTCATTTTTTGATCTTGTATGTAAGTATGCTCTATTATTCCACCTTGATAAAACATACATAAAACTATTACTCCACTAATGACTGTTTCCATTTGCCCTCACTTTGTCTTTTAATTTTTCTATTTCGTTTAAAAGTCTTTCTACATCTTTTTGTAATCTACTTATATTAGTAGCATTATGCCTAGATTCTTTTAATTCTTCTTGTATATCTTCAATATCTTTTAAAGCATCTTCAATCAATAAAAATTGTTCACTATCTGCTGGTAATGTACCAAGTTCTCCACGAGGCCATTTGATAGAAAACTCAACTGCTCCCTCTAAATCCTTTTTAATTAAATGATTATCTGTTTCTAATTTTCCAATTCTTTCAACAATACCAAAATATGCTCACACCCCTATTCCTACAGCACCTATGATACTTATTAGGCTTTTTAAAGGCATATCAACAGATGTATTTTCACTAACTTTCATTTTCTTTTTCTTTTTCTTCCTAAATAATGTTCTGATGGTTCGTAATCCCATCTTTTACCATGATGTCCTCTTATATCGGCATACCACATTCTTAACCTAACTATAAATTTTTTTATCTGTCTTGACATTTAGTCTTTCCCCATTTCCAAGTTTGAGTGATAGATTTCTTTTCTTGTAGCTTATCATTCTTACTATCTGTTTCTGTTACTCCTACTTCTACTTTAGTTTGGTCAGGACAAACACTATTACATCCAGCTAATCCTAATATTAATAATACAAAAAATAATAATATTATAAACCATTTATCATTGAACATTTAACTTCTTCTTTTTCTTCTTCTTCTTTTTTTTCTTATCTTTATCAAAAGTATTCCAGCCTATTTCCTCAACATCTTTTTCTAATTTAGAAACTTTCTCATTTAATACTGCTACATCAGACTTTAAACCTACTGTTGTAGATAAAGACCAACCTGAAAGGGCAATAAGAATAGCCAATAATCCTGTAATTAATTTATCACTCATTTTTACCTTTTATCATAGCAAATATTTATTTTATAGTTTTTTTTATAATTTATCAGGGTCTTGAACACACATACTCCCTTGCCAAGTACCTGTGCCATCATTAAGAAACCAAGCATTAATTATCTTATCATCTTCTTCAAATACATAATGGGATATTACTTCTCTATGATCGTCAGCAAAGTCCAAACATTCCATTAGAGTCATTGGTCTTGCAAACTCCAAGACTTCCTTAACTAAAGTTCCATCAAATTGAAGTAATAATAATACTAAATAATGCACAGGTTCTTCCATAAACCCTATTACAATATTGCGTTATCTTTTGAAATGCCTTTTTCTCCACTTACCACAAACAAAATTATCCTTAACTCCTTTAGTTCTATAAACACCACAAAAATTTCTTGGTAGTGAGTACATTCCACAATTACCACAGGCTTCTTTACCTAAAGCTTTTTTAAAATCTTGTGGCATTTGATATGGAATAAACTCTCCATTGGGATAGAAGTTAGATCGCTTCATAAAGTAAATAACATATATAATGATAATAAAACCATAAACCCTAAACAGCTAAAGATAATAATAAATACATTATCCACGACCTTGACCTCTGTAATATGGTTTCTTTCCTAGTTGTCTGCGTTTGTTTTTATTCATTGATGAAGTTTTAGGTCGTCTGCCAATGCTTGTTCCATTAAACTTTTTTTCATAGACAACTCTTTGTCCATAAATGTTACCCTTTTTCTTTGCCATTTACTTCAACTTCTTCGGCTTTGCCATCAATGATTAAAGGTAAGGGTTCTGTAATAGATTCTGTTTGAGTTCTATCTTTCATTCCTAGATAGTTTTTAGATAGCCAGATTTGCATATTGGTATTGTCTTTAGTTAAAGCTTTATCCCACATTTTTTTTCTTAAACTAGCTTTACCTTTTTCACGATTTTGCTCTACAATTTCGGCATAATTTCTTTGTAAAGTTCTAGCAGATACTCCTACAACACTTCCTATTTCTTCCTGTGTGCAACCTATCTGTGCTAAATTTGCTATAATTTTTGGGTCTATAATAATTCTGGGCCTACCAGCACCATTAGGTTTTTTTAAACCATTTGCCTTATTTTTGTCAGATTTCATTTTGTTGCTTTTTCTCCTGTCCATTGTTCCCATCGCTTAATTATTACATCACAATATTTAGGGTCTAACTCCATCATATAACATATTCTATCAGTTTTTTCACAAGCTATTAGTGTTGAACCACTACCACCAAATAAATCTAAAACACTTGTAACATCTTTAAAATAATCAAAACTCCATTTAGCAAGTTCAACAGGTTTTTGAGTTGGATGTACTCTTCTTTGACCATGCTCTGATGCTTTCATCATTCCTTTCCATAAATGTCTAAAGATTCTAACTGATGACCATTTAGACTTAACCCAAGCCATTTCACAATCTGATTGAGTGTCTTTTTGTTTTTCTTCAACTCTTTTATCCCATACAAACCAATTATTAGATAATGGTAAAAAATGACAATAATAATTAGCACCCCACCATACCTGTCTAGGTATTTTAAAATTTTCAATAATTTTAATTGCTTTTACAGCATAATCAATAGTGTCATCTTTAAAATCTTTTAAATTATTGCCTTGTGTTAATCCACCTCTATTAGACCTATCTCCTTTTTCATTAATGCCATAAGGAGGATCGGTATAAACTAAATCTATATTATTATTTATAAGTTTTTTAATATCATCTTCTTTAGTGCTATCTCCACACATAACTCTATGCTTACCCAACTGCCATATATCTCCTAATTTAGTTATAGGTTCTTCAGGAGTATCAGGAACAGCATCATCATCGGTTAAACCCTGTTTCTCCTCGAATAAAAGGTCGTTTATTTGTTTATCATCAAACCCTGTCATTTTAAGATCAAAGTCTTTATATTCTAATTCCTTTAATTCCATTTTTAATAATTCTTCATCCCATTTAGCTTCTTCATTGGTTCTGTTATCGGCTATTCTATAAGCATTGATTTGTTCTTTAGTAAGATTTTCAGCAATAGTTACAGGCACTTTTTTATAACCTAATTTTTTTGATGCTCGGTATCTAGTATGTCCAACAACAATAATTCTATCTTTATCAACTACAATAGGTTGCCTGAATCCAAATTCTTTAATGGATTTGGAAACTTTCTCTATTGCAATATCTGATAATTTTCTGGGATTATTTGGATAAGGTTTAATAGTATTAATATCAGCTAATTCTATTTTCATTATTTTACACTTCTACCTTTTTCATAGATAATATCAATCCTTTAGGTATTAGGTTTCTATCGCTAAAAGTTTCTTCATCATAACTTGCAAATGTCCAAACATATTTATTATTTTTTTTAAATATATAAGCATTAGTTGTCATATAAGCTGGTTTCATATTATGAAATTCTTTTTCTGAAGCATGACCTGAATCTCCTATTACATCTATCCACTTAATTTCATAAAAATAAAACTTTTTATTGGAGATTGAAATGTGGCGATATTTTGACTTTTTTTTTACCATTTAATGTTTTCTATTTTCTCTGGATTCTACTATTGCTCTATAATATTCAAGCTGTCTTTTTAGCATTTTATTTTCAATGGACAATTTTATCAATCTTTTTCTGACATATTTAAAGATTCGCAATATTGATCTCATTTAATTACCACAATAGCCCTCGCACTCCGAATTAAATAGGTTTAATTGGTCATCTCCTCTGTTTAAATCTACTTCTCCTATTGGTTTGCAACTTCTATGAACATAAACCTCAACTTCTTTTTTTCGTGAGTTGTTTCGTATTTTTTTATCAAATTCTATAACTTCTTGCCATTCTTCAGGATTATTTTCTCTTAAATGTTTCCATTCTTTATCATTTTTATAAGGACAATAAATACAAGCTGATCTAGGTGGAGTTTTATCATAATATTTATTAAACCAATTAATACAATCTTGCCTACGCATATTCATATCAATTAATGGATAAATATTTGTAATATATGGCATTCTATTAGGTTTCATTCTAAATACTTCGTCTTTTGATATACCCATAAGCATTTCTACCTTTGTTCCTTTTTTAACTCTTTCTCTTTTTTTTAAACCTAATAATTGTCTAACTTTTTGTGTAATAATTGATATTTTATAGTCATTTGTGCATTGGCGAAGCATAAGACCTTTTTTTCCTGTTAATGTATCTAAGCTATAAAATGGTGCTATTGGAAAATCAGTATTCAATAAATGCTCTGTAAGATTACCTTTTGAAATTATATATACAGGATAAGATAATTTAGATTTAAGCCAATTAAGAAATTCCATTGTTTCTTTGCTTTCTGCTTGTGTATCAGCGAAGATTCCACAAGTTACAGGTGGAATTTCTCCTTTTTCTATCATTAAAGCTAAAGTTGATGATTGTACTCCAGCACCTAAACTTAATATTCTTAAATCTGCCATTAATAGTCTTTTATAGGTTCATCCTTATATTTATGTTTTAAATATTTTTTCTTGTCTTTCATAAGGATAATATAATCTCCCTCAGTACCAATCTCTTTATACCCATTATTCACATCCTTGTCTTTGCTTGACCTACTATTTAGTATTTGTTTATTAGTATTGTTATTTAGTCCTTGTTGCGATAGGTGGTCTGTAGGTGGTTGTTCGTTATCCACATACTGAAATTTGTCGTAATTTACAACACTTATAATCGTTACTTTTCGGCTAGGGTGGTTGTTGGTGGGCTGTAGGTGGTGGTGTCTAGTGGTTATCATCTTTCTACGCACAAGCCTTAGTATGAAAGTTCGCATTTCACTATATGTCATTTTAAACCTTTTAGCATTTACTCTTAAAGGCATTATTAATTCTCCTCGCCTTACAAATATTGAATTATCTAAAAACCTTAATGTTTTATCTTGGTGTGAAGCTGAAGAAATCATATAAATCCAGCAACTAGCTTGTAATAGGTTCTTAAACACAGGATGTTGCCAAATATTACGATAGCAAATGAAATAACCAGATTTACGAGTCATTGTTAATCCTTTCTTTTACTTGTTTCAATATCTCTTGTTCAGTTCCATACTTTTGAATAAATAATTTCTTACCCAAATGTATTGAATCCTTGCCTGTCCTATGGTGGTGGCTACATAATGGAATTGTGTCAAAATGTGAGGGTCTTAGGCCCATTCCTGTATGCTTTCTGATGTGATGTACCTCTGCTGGAGAACCACAACAATAACAATCTAATTCAGATACTTTACGCATCCATTCTTTTTCTTTTTTAGTTGCTACTTTTTTTTTTGCCATACTATCGCAGTTTTACCATAAGGTGTTTCTCGTCTAATACCACTATCCTCTATTAAACCGAGAAGTTGTAGTTCTCTAACCCTAGCACATACACTAGATAATGGCATTTCTAACTCATCAGCTATTTGATAATTAGTTGATGACTCAGTTTTAATATATTCAAATACCTTTTCTCTTTTAGTTTTTAATTTAGGCTTTTGTTTGTTAAAAGCAGATTTACTTGTATCTGTATAATTGTGTGCATTATAATCTAAATCTAATTGTATTTTCATAACATCTCCCTTTTTTATACAGGGTCATTTAAGACCCTGTATATTTGATTAATTAAAATGGTGGTAAGTCATCATCAAAAGATTCATCAGGTTGCTTTCTAGCAACTTCAACCTGTTGTGGCTGAACCTGTGGGATGCTTTGACTCATAGGTTTTAAACCATCTACATTTGGTTGAGGTTTATATGGCTTAATCATAATAAAACTCAAAACCATTTGAAAATCTCCTTTGTCGTATGGTTTAGGATTTTCAATTTGTTGAGTCTTAGCCATCCACTTACCTGTATAACCTTGTTTAACAAAGTTTTGAACTCCCTCTGTTAAATACCATTCATTTATTTGTGATAGCTTATATTTTTTCTTAGTTAAGCTACAAGTAAATAAACTTTTTGCATCAGCTTTGTATTCAAACTTAGGAGATTTATTTCCTGTAGGATTCAAATATAAAGTTAAAGCACAAAAGGGTTGTTTCTGTTGTTGGTACATTAATTGCTCCTCTCTTTGTTGTATTCCAAGTTTCTAGCCTTGAAATCTTCTTCTAGGCTATTAAGATATTTACAAGCTTTAAACCCTTTTAAATACTTAGGTTTAATTTGAAATATCCTCATACTAACATCTTTGACAGGCTCTTTTGGAATATTAATAACTGCCAAAAATTCTATTTTTAAATCAGTAGAATCTTCCACTAATTTTTTATAAGTATGGATTTGGATTGGTTGGTCTGCATAGAAATCTTTAGATGTTTTAAAGTCTAATATTCCAATCTTTCCTTTATACTTAACAAGGCAATCTAAAGTTCCACACACATCCAACTCTTTTGAATAATATGTTTTCTCTGTTTCAATTACCTTGATTTTTTTCTTATCCCAAAACTTCTTAAACTTAGCAAACATAGTTTTAAGCGGTTCTGAGTGTGGAGTAATAACTTCTTTACCTAAGATATAATCTTCAGCTAAAGAGTGCATATTAGTTCCAATGTGCATAGCATTTTCTTTGATTTGTTTTACTCTGTATTTAAGATCATCCATATTCTGTTGGATTTCATCAACAGGTTTCTTATTGTGTTTTAGCATTTGTCCTAATGCTTCATAAACACAATTTTCACTCCACCACATTAAAGCACCTTTACCAAATCTTTCGCTTATGATTGTAGTGACTCCTTTTTTCTTCAATCCATTTACAGTATATCTTGCTCCTCTACCTTTAGGATTAAACTCTATTTGATTACCATGTTTATCTTTACTCTTGACTATCATTTCCATTCCTCTCTCTCTTTTTGTTTAAGAACTTATAACCATTCTCAGTAATAGGTTGAACAAAGTAATCTCTATCACAATTAAAGAACTCACAAAATTTAAGTTCATTCATTACACTTACAGCATTTACTCCTTTTTCATATTTTTGTATTTGCTGAAAGGTTACCTTGATTGCTTTGGCAACTTTTGTCTGAGTTAGGCCACGCATTAATCGCATCTTCTTTAATTGCAAACCATAAATCTTTTTCAAAACTTTGTCGTTTTGATCTTCTGATACACCAAACATATTTAAACATGGTTGAATCAGATAACTTATTTCTGCAATTTTATCTTGGTTTTTTATTAGCATAAAAAGCCCATTCCTTTCTTTGTTTCTCTGTCAATTTATTAAACGATTCACTAAAACAAGTCCGACAGAGTAACGACTCATTCCATAGTAGTGAATTTCCAAAAAACCATGCCAACTTATCAACTTTGGTATTGAAACATTTTGCACACATAAAAGCTAGTTTCTTTGCTTTAGGTATTAATTTTGGCATATCAATTTAATACCGAGTGGCCACGATTCACTAAACATTTTCTATAAATAGATTCATGTTGAGTATCAGCAGTTGGGCTTTCAATCCAAAAAACTATTCCACCCCAAAAAGTGCTATTTTGATCTGCTACCATTTTACAATGTTGCAAATCATTTGTTATTTCTTTGGCTTGGTCTGTATTGAAAGTTCCTGATTTTCCAGCAGTATCAATTATAGGATTATAGGCACACCCATTTAATAGAGTGCAGACGAGTATCGTCATTAAGTACATTTTTTTCATAACTGTTATCTCTCTCTCTTTAAA